TCGGTTTAATTCGATAAGCTTCACACAAAACGCGCGTGATTGTGTAATCGGATCAGGTACGTTCGGACGTGTTCGGTAGGTGTACCTAACTTCGAACCTTGAAATCGGAATGTCAAGGTTTTCAATTACTGACTTTCCCAGCGTGTTGACTTCACCCCCCTTCGTGAGAATTTCAAGTTCACGAAGCGTCTCGATTCTTTTGGCAATGTCTTCGACTGAAGTGTTCAATGCCTTCGCGATTGATTCGCTTGATTCACCGTCGGAAAGTAGCTTCAAAACGTCCTTGTCAGCACCAGTCAACGTCGCTGAAATTTCGCCAACCTTGTCGAATAGTTGTTTACTTCGTGAAAAAACTTGTTCGCTTGGTGTGTCCCATTCAATCGGTTCGGAATGTAACACGATGAACTTGTCATTTGATTCACCGAATTGTTCGAACACCTTTATTTCGTCGTCCTTGAATTGATTGTTGTGACATGACTGAACAATCGGTGTCGGTGTCGTTATTGCTGGTGTCGGAACGTCCTTCGGCAATGGATCAACGTCACGAAGTTTAACTTGACCAATATAGCCACCAAGTTCAAGCATTAAATTCAGCATCCATTCGATTCGTCTTTGCTTTGTGTTGACGTAAGTCGCTTTGAAAATGTTGAATAAATCACCGCTTTCCGCTGAATTGAATGAACCTTCAAGACGTACACCGAACAATTGCGGTGAAGTGATTGCGTGAGCAACAAGAATGTTTTGTTGAACGCTTTTTTCAGTCGCCAAATAACGTTGGTCAAGGTTGTTGCCATTCAACGACATGACCGTCGGCGCTTCATCTTGTCCATTTGAGAATGTCAAAATGATTTCACCAGCGTCTTCGACCGATTGTGACCGACCTTTGACATTGTCCTTCAATCGATTCAATTCTTCGGTTGTTTCGGGATAACCTGAAGGAAAGTTGATAAGCGTCCCGGACTTGAATCCGTTTTGCAATTCGTACATATGAAATTTCGATATGTCCACGTCGGTTTGAATCGCGGTGATTCCGCCATAATAAGACGGCTTTGGATATACACCAAGTTCTTTTCGACCGCGAAGGTGCGGTTCTTTGTAGTAAAGAATAAATGAACCAGTTCGATTGTCCTTGTCAAAAGCTGGTAAAATTCGAAGGTTCGTTTTTTCTGGTGATTGATTCAAAGCCAACCAATCGTCCGAAATAAAATAGGTTCTTTCATCAACCGACGCGCGAATCATGTCAATCGGAATGTGTTCCCACATTACAACCTTTGTTTGTTCCTTATTCCAAGTTCCTTTGACCGCCATTCCGCCGAACAATTCTTGGTCGAACGCAAGTCGTTCAGCGATTTCATTCATGTCGAAATCCGACCATTTGTTGTCGATGAAAGGTTGAACCATTCCTGAAACGATTTCAACACCACCGCCAGCAATGTAGAAAGTTTTATTTTTCAAGATTCCTTGGTGATAAGCTGAACCGTTGTAAAGGTCAACCAAGAAAAATGGATAGTCATTCTTTTTTCCCCATTTCGTAAATCCGAGTGAACGGTCTTTTTCTTCTTCAGGTTTGATAAATTCCTTTCGAAAAGACAAAGAAGTAATTTTATTATTCATATATATTGAAATAAATCGGTGAATCGTATTCGTAACTTGGTGAATCCGCTTCAATCACGTGAGCGCGTCCCGTTTCAACCAGTCCTTGTGCGTTCAAGGGATCAAGATTCGCTGGTGAAGATTGTTGGTAAATGTTATAAATGTAGAATCCGTCGTAAATGAAATTTACATCCACGCCGTCAATCAATACGAATTCATCGTATCGTGGAATTCCTTGTGAAATGTTCGTCAAGACACACGTTTGCGTGTTGAACGATTGTTCATGAATGAATTCAAATAGATAGTTCGGATTCGCAATTGTTGTCAGTTCCGTCACCGTCACCACCAGCGGTGTTGTTCCGTTTCTTTGTATTTTTAACATTCTCTTTTTTTACAAGGTTCGGTTTTTCAAATTCATAAATGTCTAAAATTCCAAGCGACAAATACATTTCACCTTTGTCAGCTTCAATTTTGACGTATCGTTCAAGCGTTGGTGACCAACATTTGCAACCGATAAATTCTTTTTTTAATTCCATGCGACTAAATTAAACAAAAAAAAGGGACGGGACAACGCCCATCCCCTTAAAATTGTGGTAGTTAAAATTAGATTGAAGGTGATTGTTGACCTAACAATGTAGAGTAAAGCGTTGAATTCACGTCAGGAACTTCGTCGTTTTCCATTCCACGCATAACAATCACGTGACCTTTTCGGTCGCTTTTCAACACGCCTGAACTGTATTCATTCGCGTCGGCAACCTGAAGACCTTCACCAAGACCAAGCGCCACGATTGTTCCGTCAGCGTTTTCAACCAAACAAACACATTCGTTTTGTGCAAGCATATGAATTTCCGCGCGAAGTTCTTTTGAATCACTTGCAAGGATCATTGAAAGTTCGTGTTCATACCACAAAGTTCCGTTGTTTTTGTCAACGCGAACTGGTGCGGTGTAACTTGATAAATTTGACTTCAATTTGTAAAGGAATGTTTCACCAGTTACCGTCAATGAAGTTAATTCGTTTGAAGCCGAAACAACCGCGCCTGAAGTTGCACCCAAAGGAAACAACAACACCGATTTGATTCCGCCTTTCCCGTTGGTACACGTTCTATCGTTGTACCCGGTTGTCATATTACAAGACATAATTTTTTATTTTTTTAAGTTTAACAAATGGCGCACCGAAATGCGCCGTTAATTGTTTTGAATTATAGTCCTTCGTATGTTCCGACTTGGTTCAAGAAAGGTACTTGAACACCAGCGCGGAATTTAGAACGTAAATAAATCACATCGTCATCGAAAGAATACCATAAATCGTATGATTCGAAGTCACTTGAAAGGTCAGTTCCAAAGAAGAAATGTGAAGCGCGACCAGTGTAAATCTTTGTCGTTCCATTCAATCCGTTCACCTTAACAACTCTCATGTTTGTTCCCGGTAAAAGCAATTCGCTCAAAGTCGCGATTTGTGTTGGATTGTAGTTGTACAAGTTCAAGTCAACCAAGTTCTTTAATAAGAAGTTGAAATTCTCACGACCAGTAAAACAAATGAAGTCAGCACCTTCAGCGATGTTCGACGGTGTGTTCGTGAACGCTTCGTAAAAAATATCGAATGCGTTGGTTGCATCGATTGACGTAGCACCTGAAGTGTTCAAGTCAACACAACCATTCGCAACAGTTAAGAATTGATTGAATCCATTCATGAAAGCCAAGTTGCCTGAACCTGAAGCTTTGTTACCTTGCCAAATTAATTTTTCTAATTCGAACGCGTGTAACTCTAAAAGGTAGTTAATTAAGATTTGCTCAAATGGCAACGTCTTGTCTTCAGCCATTGCACCCGGACGAAGCGCAAGTTGCGTCCAGAATCCAGCCAAATCCTTTTGACAAAATCTTTTTAAGTAACCGATTGTTTCAACAGCAATCGCACGATCCGTGAAGATTGTGTCGCCTGAAGGTGACATTGAACAATCACCAGTTTGATAAACAATTGAATCGTTAAGCAATTTTAATTCTTCGCTTCCTTTGATTCCTTGTTGAATCGCAATGTATTGAAGTGTTTGTGCTTCAGTTACGGAACGATGAATAAGGTCTTCACGTTGTTCGTCAACGTATGGTTGTAGACCAGCGACATTGTAGTCGAAGTTTGATTTTACGTACTTTTTAATAGACATTTTTATAGGTTTTTATATTGTTTCAAAAATTGTTGTTTAGCAGTCAAGTTGCCAGCTCTTGAGAATTTCTCGTTTTCTTTTGTTTCGTTCGACGGCATCGCCTTGAAGCTTTCGAAGTCAGCTTTCAAAGACGCGATTTCACTTCGAAGTGACGCGTTGTCATCGGAAATACTTTTCAAGCTTTCAACAACCGCTTCGAAAGTAGTTGTTAAGTTTGAAAGTTTTCCATTGATTATTCCTTCAATCGCTTCAGCGGACATTGATTCTTCGACCACTTCAGTTTCTTCACTTGAAGTCATTTCGTTTATCTTGGTTATAACGGCGCTTGCAACGTCGTAAGCTTGTGCCATTTCAAGACCAAGTTCGGACGCGATTATTTCCGTTACCCCTTCAAGTACAGCTGGTAAAATGTCAGCGGACACCGCTTCGAATTCAGCGCTTGTTTCTTCGGTTGTTACTTCTTCATTTCCACGTTCGTCGGTAACTTCGGAAATAAATCCGTCAGCGTCCACGGTGATTGTTACACCAGTGTATTCGCCACCAAGCGCGTGTGTTCCTTCAGGTGCTGGAATTCGACCTTCGTCGGTAACGATGAAAACTTGTTGACCAGCTTCAAGCGAATCAAATTCAATTGTCGTTTCACCGTCCAATAAAGTTGCGGTTTCGAACGTTTGTTCGGTTGCCGTTTCAAACATGGATTTGATTTTTCCAAGTTCTTTCATTACTTTTTCGTATGCGTTCATGTAGTGTTTTTTATATTATGTTTTCTTGTTCGAAAATTTAGATTTCACCAAGTTCCTTCAGCTTGGATTCCGACCAGCGAAGTCCAGCTTTGCCACCCCACAACAAGAATGAAATCGTTCCACAAGCCGACGTGTCGCTTTCATTGTAGTAAGCTTCAGCGCGTGACAAATAAGAATACATTCTTTTGATTATGGCAACCGATACGGTGTCACGATTCGCCAAAGTCGTTGCGCGTAAACGACCGACACGCGTTGCACATTTGTTCCCGTGCTTTTGATTCAATTCGATTCCTCGTTTCGCGTTATTCGACACCGCTTCAGGATAGTCGTTGAACATTCGGATTCTTTCGATGTTTCGTCGCCACAATTGAACTTCTTTCAAGATTGCTTCGAATTCGGATTCCTTGGTTTTGTCCGTTTCAAGCAACATGAAAACACCTTCAATCGAGAAGCCGTTGAATTCACCATTCTTTGCTTTTTCAAACAATGCTTTGTCGGTCACCTTATAAGACACCAACCATGAACCGTCGTTCGCGTCCTTGAATCTTTCAGGTGCTGTGAATCCACGTTCGTTGTCAATCTGGTAACTCATTATCATGAACACCCCGTCAACGACCTTGTGCGGATTGTGATCCAGATTCACGTTGTTAAAATTGTTCCGACGTGCGTAATCGAACACGATGTTTCGAATGGCGTCCTTCTTAAAAACAACGTAGTATTCTTCCTTTGATTCTTCGTCGTAACGATATATTGGTGTGTCCGCTGAAATCGCAATCCCGGTGATGACTTGTTGTTCTTCGTTGAATTCATACTTGACCTTCTTTCCGAACATTTCGAAGTTCTTTTCATGCGCTGGAAATTCAACCAACGAATTGAACGACACCGTTGTTTCTGGATCATTCAAATCAATCATGATTTCGTAAACTGGTAAATCTTTTTTCATGTTACTATAATATGTAATTTTGTTCGATGACATTTGTATTCCCTTATCGACGAAGTCGCGATGACTTCGACATTCAACAATCAATCCGATTCATTCGGATGTCGTTCCCTGAAGCGCACATCGTTACCGTTGGTGACAAGGTCGCGACCATTGACAACATTCCTTGTCCACAATTGAACAACATTCGTGGTTCGGACGTAACGAACAAAATGTTGACGTATGCCCGTGAACGTGGTGGTGAATTCATCTACATGAACGACGACTTTTATATCACGCCAAAACTTCGCGCCGACATTCCGATTCACATCGGTGAATTCGAATTGAATCCACGACATCCGTCACACTACCGTGAAGCCATGTTTAACACGATTGAATTTTTAAAGTATTATGACCGACCGTTGTGGAACTTCGAAACACATTCGCCAGTGTTAATGGATTCGGACAAGTTGCTTGAAATCTTTGAACTAATCGAATGGCAACGATACAACCATTTTATCAAATCAATTTACCTGAACATGAATTCACCTGAATTGATTCGCAAAGGTGACAACGTCAAGCTTGCAAAGGACAACATTCCCAAAGCTGAAGAATTGCTTCGAACGTATGGTTGCTTTTCCACGTCCGATTCATTCCTAACAACGCGCGGTCGTTCATGGCTTAAAAACTTGTTTTGGATTCTTGAAGTTTAACTTTGTTTTGTGTTTGACTTATGTCGCTTTCAAGAACGAATACTTGTGACGAAGGAATGTTACTTGTCGTTGCACCTTGTTCACCAAGCAATCCAGCGGTTGACGTTTGTGTGTTCGAAGAAGTAAAGGACGAAGCGCCAGCGCCAGCCATTCCACCACCACCACCACCACCAGCGGTTGAAAAGTTCGGTGCGCTTGGTGCTGAACCAGCTTTGTATTGTTGATTCGCGATTGCGAGCGCTTGCGTCACACCGATGACACCAGCCGACGCGATACCAGCGATTCCCATTGGCGACGGTGGTGGCCCGAATTGTGCAATTGCCTTCACGATTGCGGACGCCGTGTCGATTGCAACCTGACCAAGTTTGATTGCTTTGTCGCGGTTGAATTGCGCCTTCTTTATTTTTTCTTCGGCGTTGTACGCTTGAAGTTGAACGGCGTATTTTTGTTGTGCGAACTTTTCTTCAATGTCGGTCTTTTGTTGCGCGGTCAATCCTTCAGCGCTCAATTCAGCTTGCATCTTTGCGTCAAGGTTCGCAAGGTCTTCGTCGCGACGTCCTTCAATCTTGTTCAATCTCGCTTGGTCGATTTCATCCATTAACGCGTCAACCGTCTTCACGTGGTCAAGCACCATTTGCGCATTTCCAAGAAATTCGGTCACACCTTTCAAAGATTCTTCACGGTCTTTGATTGCTTGTTCATTCCGCTTGTCCGAAGCCGTTTTGTTTATTTCAACAATCTTGTCAGCTTTCTTTTGTTCCAGAGCAATCAAAGCGTTGTCATGTTGTTCCTTGGTGATTCGTTCGTTTTCATCCGTGGAATTCAATCGACGAAGCAATTCTTTTTTCGCGTCTTCGGTTGTCTGGTTCAATTCAGCAAGCGCCTTTTGTTCGTCGTCCAAAAGAATGTCGTTCAGGAATTTTTGTCGGTCGCGTCGCTTTGTTTCATTTTCCGCGTCAATCTTCAATTGAGCGTCCGCGTATTTTTGTCGGACTTCAGCTTTTTTCGTTGCTTCTTCAGCTTCCAATTGTGCGACCAGTTGCGCACCTTGTTCACCAAGTTTTTTTGCGTTTTGAATTTTTTCGAAGTATTGTTCTTGAATGTCGTCTTCTTCATTTTTCATTGCCGATTGTTTCGAACGTCGAATTGCTTCGTCACGCGCTTCTTCTTCAGCAATCATTTGATTGTTGTGTTTTTTTAAATCTTCTTTTGTTTTCTCGTTCGCTTTCGCTTCAGCTTCTTTAATTTTTTCACGATTCTTTTGCGCCACGTCGAACGCCTTCTTTGCGTTGTCGTCCGCCTTCTTTTGAACTTCGTGGTTGTGTTCCGCAACCATTACTTCAATTGCGTTCTTCGTTGCGACATTGTCTTTGTATGAATCGGAAATAATTTTCTTCGCGGATTCAAGGCGTTTTTTCAACGCTTTGTAACGATCCGAATCTACGTCTTCATTTTCAAGCAACAATTCCATTTCCGCTTGAATTGCTTTCATCTTTGCCTTTTGAAGTTCTAAATAAACACGACCGCTTGACAAGTGCGCTTTCGCCTTCATCAATTCCATTTCGTAAGTGTCTTTGCCTGAAGCTTTCGCCATGTTGATTTCATGCGTATACTTTGCGTCGGTTGCGTCTTGTTCTTTCTTGATTGCCTTCGCTCGCTTGTCAGCGCTTTTCACAACCGCTTCGGTGTGTGATTGCGCGTTCTTTTTCATCTTCGCCGTTTGAACATCGTCCACAACCCCAAAGTATTCAAGCGCCTTGACAACGCCGTAAATAACAATAAGCAATGGCGCAAATGCAGCCGCCGCAATTGCCACCGCAATCTTTACACCGGGACCAAGTTTTTCAAATTCTTCACGCGCTTTCAAAACGAATGCGGACACCTTGTCGAAGTTGGCAATCAACAATCCAAGACCAATCACAAGCGCACCGATTCCCGTGGAAATCATTGCAAGCCGAAACAATTTCATTCCAGTCACCGCGGTCGCCGTTGCCGTTGAACTTGCTACGGTCGCCGTTGTTTGTGCAACCGTTGCGGTTGTTTGTGCGGTGGTTGCAACCGTGCCTTGAACGAACGATGAATTCTTTAATTTTTCCCAAGCCGTCCGAAGCTGGATTCCGAGAATGGAATCGGAATTCAATTTGTTCGCAATGGTCGTGACTGAATTCACAAGACCTTGAACCGCTTGAAGCTTGACCATTGTTTGCATCAACTTTTCATTTTCAACACCAGCCAACGCCATTGCGGATTGAACACCTTGAAATGCAGCCGCACCGACTTCGATTCCTGACATTGCGGTGTCAAGACCTTTGAAGTCCGATGACAACGCCGTTGTTTGTGCTTTCAAGTCACCGATTTCGTCCTTCAATCCAGCGGCATTTTGTAACGCTTGCGCACCGATTGGCGAACTTGCGCCAGCTTGAATCGCAATCGTTTGATATTCTTTCATCGTTTGCGTCATTTCACGCATGGAAAGCCCACCAGCTTCAAGACGTGCGTCAAGTTCCGCAAGTCGTTGAGCCATGGCATCCGTTCCGCTCGAATCCTTCGCGGTCGTTTGTGTGGTCTTCAAATCTTTGTTAAGTTGATTGACCGCCTTGTCCGCGTTTTGAAGGTCTTGAACCGAATTCCCGGTGTTTACTTTGACGGTGAAAACCGCTTCTTTATTTGCCATAAAGCTTGATTAAAAAGTCGTTGATGTTATTGAATGATTCGTTGTCGATTGTCATGGTCGTGTCGCATAGAATCACACCACGATCCGTCGGAACGTGCGCTTGTGTTTCGTTTACAATTTCAGCGTCGCCGTCGAAGTGATATTCAAGGTCGCGCATTACGAACCCTTTTGGAATGATTGTCAAATTAAGCATATGAAAAAATTTTGAAAAGATTGATGTTCGCAACGTCCGCGCCGTTTTGGCAAAGCATTGATAACAACACATAATTGTCAACCGACGCATTGAATGGAATGTTGACAACCGCGCCCGTGGTGTAATCCGAAAACGCGGAATTTGAAAAGCTGGTCAAATTCGTTCCGTCGTAGCTGAAGTTCCGTTCAACCAATCCAAGAGAATTCACCGCACCGCTATTCATGGTGAAGTTAGTGTTGAACCACGTCGCGCCCGTTAAGGTGTTTGCGGTGTTAAAATATATACGTCCATACATTTGACCAAGATTCCCTGATTGACGAAACATCCTAAACACAACCTGAAGAATGTTGTTGTTTGTAAAGGTGTTCGCTGGAATTAAGACCGAGTGACAAACGGTGATTGTCGTTCCGCTTGTTGGTGTTCCAGTTTTTCCGCTGAACGCCAACAACCTTGGATTCGTTTGAATCGCAATGTCACCCGAACCAAGCAATGAAGTTGAATTGATTGTCTTGATGCTTTCGCCTGAAACAAGTGTTCGTTGCAATCCAGCTTGTGCGCTTTCAATTATTTCCGCACCCGTGATTGATTTCGATTCGTAATCGTCCGACGTTTCTTCGGCAATCATTAACAAATCGGTGTCGGACAACGGCGCGTCCTTCGGTGTTAATTGGCTAATCTTAATTTGTCCCATAGTTATTGTTCTCGTATTATTGTGTTGTTTTCTACTTCAGTTCTAATCGGTGAAGGTGTTGAACCTTCTTCGACGAATTCATCTTCTCGCGGTGTTCCTTCGCCTTGGATTAATCGCAACAATTCGATTTGCGTTGTGCGTTCTTTTGTTGAATCGTAATCGCTTATTTTTTGTAAACGATACACAACGCCATTGATGTTGATTAGGTTGCGGAAATCAAGCGTGTTGATTATTGACGTGTCAATCTTCGCGTAACAAGTTAGTAACTTTCCGTAACGTGACACAAGTTCCTGAATAAAGGTGTTGTGATATTGAATCAAGTTGTTGTTCGTGTACACCGTCGCTGGATAGTACACCGTTTGCGGAACACCGAAGTTTAAGTCGCTTGTCGGATTGTCGATGTCGTCAAGGTGTCCGACGTATGGATAGGTTGTCAAGTTGTTTTGTGTGTTGAATTCGTCGTGATATTTCCACGTTGCGCTTCGCATTGCGCCAACGTACACGATGAACGCGCTACCTTTTTTCGGAACGACTTGACCATTTGCGTTCGCGTCAAAATTGACTTGATAAGAAGCCGGAATAATCAAATCTGGATGTCCTTCGACCAGTGGTTTTTGACTGAACGGCAAAGCCATTTTCGTGATTTGCGTGGCGTATTGTGATTGCGACAAGATTTGAAATTCACCGTAATTGTCAAGAAATTCGTTTTGATATTTAGTATTCCAATAGTCAGCGTCTTGTTTGAAGTTGAAATTGTATTCCTTCGATGCATAGTTGATTGTAGGTTGAACATTCAATTCTTGTGAATAGTCAACCAATTGTGTCCAGTCAAGCGCGTCTTGTGACGACGTGTAAAATTCCGACAAAGGTTCGATTTCCAAAACGCTTGGATTGTCGGTCGCTGGTTTGACCATTAAATTGAACATCGTAATCAATCCCTTCAGGAACACGTCGCCAGTCATGTCAGGCAAAAACGAACCGATTGCCACCGTGCCACCGGGCAAAAGTTCTTGAATCGTCTTCAGGAAATTCACTACCGTTCCCGACGAAGTCAGTTCAATCGTTCGTGTTAAGCTTGCAACGCCACCAAAAGAAACGGCATTTTGAATCACCAAGGTAACGCCGAATCGAATTTGGTCGTTGATTGCGCAATTTATTTGACGTGAGTAATTGAATGTAAATGTGTTTGAATAATCACCAATCACCGAAACAATGCTATCTTGATAAATCACATCGTTCGAAATGATTGTTCCGTTCTTAAAAATAAGAAGGTTCAAAGCAAATTTAAAACTGTTCGTTGTCGTTTGGTCGAACTTGACTTCAAGCTGGTGATTCCCTTTGTATTCAACCGTGTACATTCCAGTCGTTCCAGCATTGATAACAAACGGCGTTGTCGAAGTTGTTTGCGAAATCGGATCACTGACCAAGGTCACATCGACCACGTCGGAAATGCTAACGTTTGAAAAAGATACCAAGCCACCACCTAAGTCATTTGCTTGATTTGAACCGTTCACGATGAATCCTGAAGCGTTGTTTATTTCGGTTGAAAAAACGGAATCGTTTGTTTGTTGCGCTGGTGTTATTGTCGGAAAGTTACCCCCGAAATAAGCCATTAATAATTTCTTGAATCTTTGACTTTCAAGGAAGTTCGACGACCAAGTGATTCCAGCGTATTCGAATAATTTCTTAAGGATTGTGTACACAAACACTTGTGGTGCGATTTCGTCACAATCGAATTTGTCTGGTGCAATGTGGTGTCGATAACCGTAATCAATCAAGCCGTAATAATAACCGACGCCGTCCCAATCAGTTCCCGTTTTGATTGATGTCGAAGCGCCGTTGATTTGATTGAATCCGTTCCACGTTTCGAACTGGTTCGCCTTCGTCAATGCGTGATTGAATTCCGTGAAGTCAAGTTCGTTTATCTTGACCTTGTTCATTCGTGAAATGTAGTCAATCGTATCGGACACCAAGGTCAAATCGAATGACCATGTTCCGTCTTTCAATTTACATTCCTGAAGTTGTGCGATTCCATTGAATTCAAGAATTCCATTGTTATAGTATCGCGCCGTTGCTTTGATTGACGGATCGAAGTCAAGAATCACCGAATTCGTTGTTGTCCTTTCGTCGCTGTACGTCAACAAGAATATCGAACGAAAGATTGCACTATTCGCATTCGTTCCGGGAACGGTGATTGTCTTCGACTTATTTCCTTTCCTTGCGGACACATCGCGGATGTCAGCAATGTTGAACGTCAACGGGAATGGCAACGATTGGTCGATGTCAATCAATCGATTATTTATGTATAGTTCGCCAGCCATTACGTCAATTGCGAATTGTAGGTATACGTTCTTTCAAGGTTCACGACTTCACGAATCAACCCGTCGACGCGTCGTTGCTTCAAGGTGTAATCTTCAGTCGTTACCTTTACTGGTTCGAACGCGCCCGGTGTGACTTCAAGGTAAACCTTCGGTGATTCGTACAAATCACGAACCAACCATTGTTGCACGCTTTCTGGAATCCAGTCGGAATTCAAAACGGTTGTGTCGGTTGCGTATTTGTTGAACGCCATTTGTTCACCGTGGTATCGTGTATATTGCCACGTCGTTCCAGTGTTGTCCCATTCACCGCGTTCCCTTTGATATTCCGATGTTTTCACCTTGGTTGAATTCGTTGACACAAGCGTGAAGGTAAATGAATCCCAACCACCAAGCTTGTTCAACCAATGAAGTCGGTGCGTGTCGTATCGGTGACATTCGGTGTCGATCCAAAATGTAAACAATTCCGAATACCCTGAAAAGATTCCGAACGTTTCTGGTCCTGCTTTCGCTCGGATTGTATAGTAAGCGCTTGACTGGAAATCAACCAACGTGACGGATGTGTTCGCAATTAAGTTTTGCGGTGCGCAATCAATCACACCAATGTTGAAAGCCAATGTGACTGGAACGGTGTCCGTCGCAATCAATGTATTTGTAATGTCGTAAAGATTCACTTCAATGTCGGTCACAGCTGAACCACCACGATTCAAAAAAGTAAGGAACGCGGATTCGTAAAGTCCGACGAAATACTTTCGTGTTCGTGGAAAGTCCGTCAAGAATAAAACGTTCCCTGAATTCGGATTCAATCTTGAAATGGCGTAATCATTGTAATCGAAATTAATGAAGTCAGGATGTCGAAGTGAAGAATTCCAAGCACGACTAACCGTCGCCGAAATACTCGATGTCGAAATGACTGGTGGTGTTCCGTATTTTTCGTAAATCTTGATATTCACGAACGCAATCGCCGTATCGTAAAACGTAAGCAACGCGCCAGTCGTCACCATTTCGCTTGTGAGTAACGCACGCAATTCACCGCTTGCGTCGAACTTCGCATAGTTCGCGGATTCGTTGAACACTTGGTGTGTCGATACCAGAACAAAGTTGACGTAAAGTTCAACAATGAAGCTGAAGTTCGGTTGCGCGGTTTGGTCGCTTTCAAATACCCACACGTAAGGATTGCACGCTGGTTGAAATAATTGCGGTTGTTGTGTTATACTTACTGCCATGATTGTGTTGCCTTTTCAAATTTAATTTCAAACGTCAATCCAGTGATTTCGGTCAAGTCCTTCGCAATCATTTCAAGAACGTCGTCGTTGATGACATTGTCGGTGATATTCTTCGGTCGAAGTCCACGTTGTTTGATGTTCGTGGCGATTGCGTAGGCGTGTGACATTTCAAGTCCTTTCCATTCCTGAATCGCCTTCGCCATGTTATAAGAAACACCCGGATATTGAAATGAAAAAGCGCTTGCATGATTGACCGCGATTCCGTTCACACCTTGGTCGACAAATTTATAATAGTCGTCCGCTTGAATTTCAAACGACAACGCGCCCGTCGGAAAGTACACAACCGATTGCGCAAGCGCACCCGTGTTCATCGCGTTGTTTTGAATGTATTCACGAAGGTCAGCGGTTACTTTGTTGCCGACGTTTAGAATGAATTTTTCGTAAACGCTTTGCGGTTGTTCAGCTTCGGCAACCGACACCCCGAAATCTTCAAGGAAATCAAAGTCAGCCATTGCGTTGTTTACTTAATATGTAATCTTGTTCGTCTTTCAATTTAAGATAGTTCATCCAGAATAAAGTTTTCACGTAAGGTTGTTTAGTGATTGCGTCAATACTCGTTCCAAGTTCTTGTCCAAGTCGCTGAAGGATTCTTGTCCATGTGAACCATTCGGTGTCTTTAGATTCGCCATCGCGTTCCGTTGATTCGTCATCGTCCGTATCGTCTGGATTGCTAATATAGCGTCGCTCCGCTTCACTGATTCGCGCAAAAAAAAACCAAAGAAATTCATGAATTCAGCGCCGTCGAATTGTTCCTTGAAAGCTTTGTAACGCTTGTCGTTAGGATTCAACACGCGACCACGGTCATCTTCTTGACAATACTCCATGCCTTCTTCGACATAGCAAATCGCAAGCGCCTGAACTGGATCACTCACAAGGTCTTCAATCAATTTCAAGTCAATGATTTGCCCGGTGGAAATCAAACGGAAATCTTTTTCAAAGACGTATCGTTGACCGTTCACCGTTACTTCACCAAGCGGTTCGGCGTAATTGTAATTCGCAATCATTCGCGTCAAGTGACCAGACAAACGTTGAACGTCTTCGATTGCAAGTTGCTTGACCTTGTTCACCTTCATTCCTGAAAAGATTGAAATAAGCTGACATTGAAAGTCAAGCATCTGGAAGAATTCATCGTTTTGCTTTTCCTTGATGACTTCAGCAAGCATCAACCATTTGACAAGCTGGTCAGGTTTGCATTCGTGAATGGACGCTGGTAGTTTAATTTTCATATTCGTAATGTGTTGTATTTCCCTTTTGACTTGTTGTTCTTCATGGAATTCCACGCAAGCGCCAGTGACATGACGCCGTCGTCGTGTAGTCCAGTCGGTGCGCTATATTGAACGTTCCTTGTTTTCGGATTGTAAATATAGGTAAAACTTTCAAGTTCGTCAAGCAACCATTTCACATCGTTCACACGAATCGTTTGCTGTTCGAACGAAAGCGCAAGGTCTTCAATCAAGATAGGTTTCGACTTCGATGTCGTCACGAATGGAACGACCTTGTTGCGTAATGTGTTTTGAAGCATTTCGAAGAACACGTCGCCTTGGTTGTTAACTTCGACCGTGGTGATTGCGTTGAAGCTTCGAATCAAGTTCGCTACCTTGTCAATGATTCGCGACCAGTCATCGTGGCGCCAGCGTTCAACATGAACCATGTGACCATGTTCGTTCAGGATAGTCAACACCGTGTAATCGTCAGCGCGACCGATGTCAAGACCGCCATACATTCGCGATGTGCGTTCACCTTGACCGATACACGACGACACACCTTTGAACAAGCCACCAGCGTTGTCAAGGAATTCCGCAAGGTATTCTTGTCGGAACACGTGGTCAGGCAATGACCGCTTTCGTTCTTCAAGTTCCTTCGGATCAATCATGGGATTGTCGAAGCTGGTGAAATGAAAGTAACGGTATCGGTCGTCATAATTTTGCTGAAGACACACCCGATGAAAATGATTCTTTCCCTTCGGTGTTGAAATAAAGATGACCTTCTTTCCTTTGACAAGCACCGTTGCGGACAATACTTCATCCCAAAGTTCAGGACGTGTAAACGCGAATTCATCAACGACCATGTAATCGAATGTATTTCCACGAATGTTGTCTGGTCGTTCACCTGAAAAGAATTCAATCGATGAACCGAACCCGGTGATTCTCAAATCGGATTTGTTGAACTCAAAGAAACCCGACTTCGCCACGGCGCGTTCAAGTTCAGCGAACACCTTCTTTCCTTGCTTGTAAACTGGTGTCACCCATGCAATCGTGCAACCGCGGTCATTAATCGCCCACCAAAGAAGCTGATTGATTCCAAGCATTGTTTTTCCGAACTGACGTCCGATGTTCAAAGCGAAATACTTTTCGTTGCCTTGGTTGATTGCTTGATGAATTTCAAGCTGGTGTTTGTGCGGTCGGTAACCTTTAATCGTTGACATCGAAATCGAACTTGTCCACGGTGCGCGTTTCGACTTGTTGTCGGTCGTGCATTCCAAGTTTGTTCTTTGCGTAGAAAATTCCCTTGCCTTCGTTGGCCACGATGTCACGCGCTAAAGCATTGAAGTCGTTGTCAATTGTTTTTATAGTGTCGGACAATGGATGTGTTTCGTCCTTCATCGCATGATACCAGTTGTCCCGTTTATAAAAGTCAAAGTGTTCCCTTCGAAGCCAGTGTAACAAGAAATAAGACACCGTTGGAATGTGACGTTCCTTCACTTGCTTCACGCCTGAATTCGTCGCGATTTCCTTAGTTGATGCGATACAGTAGTCGCAATAATTATAAGCCATTTGAAGCAATTCATCTTTGTCGATGTTGCGGTGTTTGTTTGCCATAAGATATAAGTTCCCCCTTATTATGTTTACTTGTTCGGAATTCGTTCCAGTCCCTTGAATTTATTAAACGGATTCATTCCTTTCCCGTCTTTGATGTCAACCAACAAAAGACCGTTTTCCTTCAGCGATGTGATATGTACTTTTCCTTTCGCTTGTTGAACTCGATTCCATGAAATCTTGTCAAGTCCACGATCCCTTGCCACGTCGAAAAGATTCCATTTCAAGCATTCAAGGAATTTTCTTGAATAAACTTTCCCAGCGCCACACGGTTCACCGCGTCGGTTGTTCGTGTAACCGGACCAGTAATGAAGCGCGCCGTCGTTTTGAAAGTAAATGTCTTTGAAGCCAATCATGTCGAAGTCAGGAATTGTTCGTTCAGCGTACTTCAGGAACGCTTCGTCAATGTAGTCGTCCGAACCTAAAATAATAACGGCGTCGAAGTCGATTTGTTCCAGCGTTCGAATTGCCATGTTCCATTTGTAGGAAAGCGGATTGTTTTGGTATTTCGCCATTGCTAAGATGTCTTGACCTTCAAGAAACACGCCGTCTTCGTCGTTTGAGTAAATGAATACCTTGTCGATGAACGGCATTCGATTAATACATTCCTGAACGGTGTCATGTCGTCCATGCATTGCGGTGATTGTTATTATTTTCATAGGTTGTTGTTTCGTAGCTGTTTCGTGGATGTCAACCATTGTTCAATGTCTTGTCGTGTTGTTGTTCGTGTTCCCTTGAATCCAAGTTCAATCGCTTCGCGTCGAAGTTCGCCGAACGTCTTTTGTTTCGTTCCGACAAAGTGAAGCTTCGGCGGTTGTTCCTTCATGTGCAATTGATTGTTTTGTTCACGCACCGCTGGACGAATCTTGTCCTTGTTTTCGTTCAGCTTGTCCATTGCGATTCTTACACACGTTGCGCAAGCTTTGTTCAGTTTACCGAATCCGAGCGCTTTGTAATGAACGGAAAGTTCATCTTTCAAGGTGTCGTCCAGATTCGCGTATCGGTGACGACCGAAGTTTTCAAGCTGGTGGCGAAGTCCGTTACTTATATTCATATATCAAAATTAAATCGGAAATAAGATAGGCAACGAAGGCGAATGGAATCATTGACCAATCGGTGCATAGATAAATCGCCAGCGCCGTCCAGAAGGACAAGCATGACTGACAATTGAATGGTTTGGTGTTCGGCAAATCAAAGGACATTAACGCCCTTGCAATCGCCACCGCTATAATCGTGTAAATCATTTTTAAATTGTTTTATTGTTTTGTGAATCGTGTCAAGTGAAATTCCCGTCAGTTCTTTAATGTCCCTGAAGGTCATTCCGCAAAGGTGCATTTTTGTGATTTCCTTGATGAATGGATCACCATGGTTCGAATGAAGATAATTGTCAAGCATTTCGCTGAATTCATTGTTCGAAGGTGAATCGTGTGAATCAATTACGTCGTTGATTGCTTCGCCGTCGCTTCGGTAGAGTCGCCAGAATTCCGACCTTTGCCAGTTCCATTGATTATAAGCGAAGCGAGCGAAAACAGCTGGAATGTCGGAAAGATGAAAGTCAAATCGGTGCATGAGAATAAACACATGACCAACCAAATCTGCATGAAGTTCGTGGTTCGAAGTAATTTTCCGAGTGATTTGATATGCTTCATCTTTCCAGAATTCCATGTGACTAAATTACAAAAAAATTAAACCAAGCGACAAAAAATTCTTGTCCGACTGGTTTTCCCTTCATGAAACGATACAGCATCGAGTAATTGACCTTCATATCTTCGGACAAGTGTTTCATGTTATAACGCTTGTTCAGTTTCGAAGTTGTCATGATTCGCATCCAGTCAACAACGTTCTTGTCGTTAGAAAGGTAAATCGTCATCGTCTTCATTTGCTGGTGCTTGTGTTGTTTGTACTGGTTCGCTTGAAAGATTAATTGACCAAGCTTCGACGGTGTTGAAATACTTCGTAACACCTTCAGGTGATTTCCATTCACGACCACGAAGGTTGTAACTTACTTCGACCACATCGCCAGCGTTCAGGTTCGCGACCAGATCACATTTGTCATTCACGACTTGAAAGGTCAAGAATTGTGGATATTTTTCATCAAACGTTTTGATTGTTAAATCTTGTTTGCGGAACTTTTCCGACATTGTTTGTAATGGCGTCACGTTGACAACCGTTCCTTTTTCTTTGTTCATGTTTATTGTATTAAAGTTATTACTATTAAAGCGCCGACGACGTAACCGAACGCCAGCGAAAAAGCCATTTTGATTCGTTCATTCCATTGTTTGCTTTCAACCATGTAGCCAGCAAAAGCCAACGACAAGAATGGCGCGATGAAAGCGAACACAATCATTCCGAAGGTATTCTTGTCCGCGACAAATCGAATGTAAAACGTCGAACATATTTCCAAGACAACCGCGGACGCGAAAATGATTGCGTATTTCATTTGTCTAAGTTTACATCATTGTCGCGAAGGATGTCGAAGAATTTTTCCCGAATTCGTTCAACTATTTTCCATTCTTCGTCGCTTAGTTCCTCGTATTTCCATAGCGTTCGAAGTTCGCTGTTGATTTCCCACAACGCGTTCAGCATCGCCGTTCCTTTCGTCGCGCAATAGAATTCCGCGTCGTCGTCTGGTAGGTTGAATTCAATTGTTGCTTTCATGATTGCGTATCGCGATTTTCGATATAGGTATCGGAATAGTATTGTTCGGCATATCTATCGGCATCCATTTCAAACATTGCACTGTCTTTATGTGCATTAATTATTTGTTCGCGTTCCATTTCAATCGCGGTGTCAAGAATTTTCGACACCCATGGAATGTGTTCCGCCATTGCTTTCAATGAAAGCTGGTCGATTAGGTAATTTGTTGCGGTTTGTTTCATTTGTTATTGTATAGTATATTATTAAATGTTTTGAATTCATCAATCGACACCGATTTCAAATCGAATTGACCTTCATTGCTGGTCACTGAAATCGTGTAATCATGACCAAGATTGTTTAGATATTCAGTAATGAAAAACGCGGTGTCAAGTTCTTCGGAATTACATTCCAGAATAAAAAATTTCTTCATTTGTTATTCAGTTTATAATTAGCCAAATGTGTTATTTTAATTTAGTTTTGGCTTCATTTGTTATTCAATTTAGATATTCTTTCAATATAGTATTCCGTTGCGACCTGACAACGTTCAATCATTTGTCTTTCAAGTTCAAGGTCGCGTTCAAATGTGATTGACGTGATTCGCTTTCGTGGATCAATGTGGTCAACCTTGTGAAGTGATTTATCATCGTATTGCGTCAAGAATTCGTCCCAAGTCGAAACCATGCAATAAACCAGTTCGAATTCAAATCGGTTGTACAAAAGCATGTAAGCGCGTCCCTGCCATTCATAATCTTTCGCGTCGATGTCTTCAGGCAATTCCGGGAACGTGTCAAGTGACCAGCTTGTCTTGATGTCAATTATTTTTTCGTTTGTAATTATATCACATTCGCCAGTCATACAATCGTTTTCAACACGTTGTGTGTTCTTTTGGTAGTTGTCGAAACACACCGCGTTCAATAGCTGAATTGATTCAAGTTCTTGATTGATTCCTTTGTCAAGATACCGATTAACCAGCGGTGAAGTGTAGCCGAAGAAATCTTCTTTTGCAAGCTGGTCGATATACGACTTCGCCGTTTGTGACAACACGTCGGTTTTCGACCGGGACGTTGTCATGAGTTTTCCCATTTGTGATGCACGCCATTTCATAATTGTTCGATTTTATATTCCCATTCAATCCATTGTTCCAAGGTTGCATTGACTTTGTCAAACATATAACTTGAACGGTTTTCGTTTAATTCCCACAAAAAATTTTCTTCATCCATTCCCATGTAACACCAAAAACCACCGTCTTTATGTTTTTCTTTTTCAATCCAGATTCTAAAGTATTTGATAAATTTCATAATTCAAGTAAATTTAGTTTAACATTTGACCAATAAATGAAGTCACGCGATTTGATGTCAACGTCCTTCATTAATTCTTGAACCAGAATCAACGCGCATGATTTCCTTGCCATGAATGTCTTGACCTTCGAATCGTATTCGATGAAATCAAACAAGTCAAACAAATACTTTGCGCGTTGTTCCGCGGTCATTTCTTTCATTTCAGTTGATTGATTTGTTCAGGTGTCAATAAATAAGTCGCTTTCAATTTATCAACCGTGAACTTGCCTTCGGAAATTGCCTTCAAAGCGTTCTTGAATCGTTCTTCGTCAATCGTCGGTTTGCCTGACGGCTTGCTTGCTTCGTTCCCGTCGTCGTCGATTGCTTGAAGTGATAACAATGACTGAAGTGTTCCGCGACGAAGATACGTCACGCACGAAAGCATTTTTTGTGGATCAATTATGTTCACTGGAATTTCCATGCACGATTCAATTAATTCACCTGAATCGATGTCAATGATTTGTGTGAAGACAAGATTCGCTTTGACTGGTTGCAAAAGAATCAAGCCATTCGCCAGCAATATCGGTTCAACCGTGTCCAGTAATGCGTTAATGTCAGCGTAACTTTTTTTGAAATGTGGATTCGTTGCGTTCTTCGCTACCTTTCCGATGTGTTGCTTCGCCGAATGAAGCTTGTGAAACAATCCCTTCGGTGCTTCAGTTGTGACCTCGTCGGTCGTTTTTCTTGTTGTCGCCATAATTATAAGTATTAAATTTCACCAAAGATAAACAAAGTTTTCATTCGTGAAACATTAAAGTGTTAAATTTTTCACACGAACAATCCAAGTGTCACATTTGAACGGTTTGCTGAATCCGATTTCACCTTCTTTTTTCAGTTGTTTGATTTGATGAAATTTACTTCTTGAAATGTGACCAGCAAGCCAACCTTTTGTCATGTCTGGATGAATGAAGACAAAGCAATAAAATTCACATTCTTGCGTTGAATTGTAGTCAGGAACATGACACGTGTAAACTGGTGAAGGAATCGAACGGTTTTCTTGTGTCTTGACTTCAATCTTGAATCCTTCAATCAACAAATCGAAATCGAAATCTTGTGCATGAACCACGTTTCGACCGATGTTGGTGTAATGGTCAAACACCAAGATTTCACCAAGCGCACCGATTAAATTCCCTTCACCTTTACGAATTGAATTGTTCAGGCAATTAAATTTGTACAGCATTTCCGCACGAACGATTTGCTGTTTTGTTATTGTGAATTCAATCATTGCTTCACGAATTCATCGAACCATTCCACAAAGGTGTCGAAGTCACGCGCAATTATGTACACACCACCAGCGCGTTCGATTGATTCTTGGTATCGCTTTTGTGCTTCGCTTTGACGGTCTTTTCCGACCTTGACTTCAATCTTCACCGAGCGCCCACGAATAGTCGCTGAAATGTCAGCTGAACCAGCCGTGCTTGTTCCCTTCGTCCACGTCACACCGATCACTTTCCCGTCGGTTCGTTTGTTTTCCCTTGCGACGCCCATTGTGTTGATTCGTTCCGCTTGGAATCCGTTGAACTGAATGAACGATGTGATTGCCTTGGTCAATCCGTTCGCGGTCTTGTCGTCCCATTTTTTCTTCACGAAGTAAGCTTCAGGGAATGAAGGATGTCTTTCGATGTCATTCGCCAGCTTCAGCGCTTCAAGTCGTTGTTTGTTTTCTTTGTTCATAATTTAACATTCAATATATATTCCTTATTTTCTTTCCATGCTTTCAATTGATATTCACCCTTGGGCAGTTGCATCCATGTCTCACCAAATGTGGGAATGGTATCCGTGTATCCGACCACTTGAATGTAGTCGTATTGTTCCATTTTTATATATCCATACGCATCGCATTGCTTTGAACTTTTGCACCCTATTAATATACTAATCAATAAAAGTGATTTGAAAATATATGCCATGTTCATTTTTTTTCAATATAGTATTTGCAATAAATATCACGCTTCAAATCATAATCAAGCTTTTCGAATAGCTTCAAATATCGATAAACGCTTCTTTCGCTGATATTCAAATACCTTGACATTCCGTTCATGGTTCGCGGTTTGATTTCAAGTAATTGAATCAATTTTAATACTCGATAAATTTTGTGCTGGTTCATGGCAATCCTTTGATTTCAATCCACAATGTCCCAGCAATTCCGATGACAAGACATCCAAGCGCACCCCACCAGCCGAATAAATAAATTGCAATCCACCAAATAACAATGGTCAAGATAAGCATTAACATAAGTAAGTAATTCATATTATATATATTTAAAATGGACAATCGTTTTTCGGTGTAATTTCATTCGCTGGTGAACCTTCAGTCAAGATAAAATAACGACCGGAATGGTTGTGTCCTTCGGTGTATTTGTATCCCTTGTGATTCGCGTATTCCTTAACCCACTTTTTAAATTTTTGCGTTGACAAGTCCTTGAATGAATTCGTTTCGGTTTGGAATTCCTGAAGTTTCGATTGATTGTAGTGATAAATGTCAAGTTCAAGATTCCCTTCACGCACGAATTCAAAGAAGTCCTTGCAAGTTGATTGAATGAATCGCTTCGTGTCCGCGTTGATTGATGTGGTTGCGGTCAATCCTTCGTTCAGGTATTTTTGAACGTTAGCAATCATGTAGTTGTCAAATTTTGACCAGTCATCTTTTGTCCAAGAATCGAACAACAAACGACCGTATTCTTTCAATGGTGAATGTTGCGCGTTGAAATACTGAAAAAATTCAAGTTCGTGACGTCTTCGGTCGTGACTTGATCCAGCGCCAGCAATCACATAGTTCGTGGTGATCACAATCTTCGGTGACCTTTCAAATGGAATGTATATTTCGTCCTTGTTTTTTCGATTGACGGTGATTCCTTGTGACACCACGCTGAACAATTGCTCAAAGTCGAAGTTCTTTTTCACGTCGTCGAAAGCGAGAATTTGCGTGTCCAGATTCACACGTTGATAAACGAAATCATTCTTCAAAGAATTGAATTGCTTTCCGTCCACGGTGACAAGATTCCTGAAGTAGTTAATTGCCGTCAACATCAATGACTTTCCTGAACCGCCATTCGCGTTGTCATCGATTTCTTGGTCGTTAAAAATAATTGCCTTTTGTTCGGTCTTGTCTTTGTAGGTGTGCATTAAATAACCGAGCGTCGTTTCAAGCGCTTCGCTTCGTGTCTTGTCTTGATTCGACACCTTATAAATGAAATCTTGGAAATCGTTCTTGTGGTCGTCCAGCTGAACAAAGTCCCGGTTCAAGATTTGGTTTTCCCAAATGTAACCGTTGACATCAATGTAACTTTTCAACGTGACATCCTTCTTCGTGATTGTGACCACGCCATTCTTGAATGGAATGAAAGATTCGGTCTTGTTGTCCTGAAGCATTTTGACGTCGATTGAATCAATCATGTTCAGGAAATTTTCGCTGAACAAATAAGTTGACCGGGAACAATAGTTCCACACCGATATTTCACATCGCGATTCGAGATATTTCAACACGAAATCTTTGATTTGTTCCACCGATGACAATCGAACTTTGTTTTCATTGACCACAACGAATGTCGGTGACAACGCGCGTTCAGGGTAGTATTTCCCGAATCCATGCTTTGAAAGAAAAGCGCTGTAATTGTTAGGCTCGATTGATATTTTTTCACCAGTTTTCAATTGTGTGATTGTCCAGAAAACGTCTTGGTTGTTTTCAACGTCCGATTTGATTTCTTCGATTTGTTCTTGGTCAAGTCCAAGCGCTTCGGTTATGTCCTTGGTCGCGATTCCTTGTCGAATTTTTATCTTCGCTTTGGTCAGCTTTTCATTGTCTTCGAAATACTTTGTTTTGAAGTCAGCGGTTCGATACGCGCTTTTGATTGTGTTCGCCAGTTCCGCTTTCGTGAAATCGCTCGACACGAATTGTTCAAGGTGATATTCGGCAACGTCGCGCGTTATTCCGTATTCGCAAAGACAAGCGGAAAGCTTGAAAATATAGTTGTTCCGATTCCCTGAATTGAATTCACCACCGAAATCGAACTTCATGATTCGTTCAATGATTTTTGATTCGTCCACCAATCGACACACTGGTGGACGTTCAAGGAAAATGTGTCCACGTTCTTCGTCAATGGTTGTGAATTCGTCACAAAATTCGTTCAAATAAGCGTCTGGATCGTAGCTTTCGAAACACACCCTTGAAACGTTTTGACTGGACGTGTCGAAGTAATCGGAATTCAATTCAAGTTCAAGCGCTTTGAATCGTCGCTTGTGTTCTTCTTTGGTTGATTGTGGTATCTTGACCACAACCTTCAGTCCTTTATTCGAAGGTGAAGTGAAGACCATGAACACGAACGGCAATGATTTGAACCGTTGCTTGTCTTGGTTCATTGTTTCTTCGTCAGGATAGTCGTCGAAGTCAAGAATGCACAACCCGGAATGTTCAATCAATCCGTTGTCGGTGCGCTGGTTGAATGTTCCATTAAACATAATCGCCAACAATGAATTCTTCAATGACCGATAAGCTTCGGTTGATTCGTCCATTTCACGAAGTCGGTTGATTTTCGAAACGAGTTCAGGATAGCCGTTTTTGATTCGATTGTAAACTTCGACCACGTTCATCGTGAACGGTGTTTCTTTGGCGTTAAATAACGACCTGAAGACCGATATATTTGGAATTAAATTCATATCAAATAAAAAAGGGACGACCTTTCAACGATGGCGAACGTTTACTCGGTCAATCCCCTTTAATAAATTTCTTTGTTGTTGCGCCATGGTCACAAAGCTAAACAAAAATTTCATTCATAATCACAACGCGACAAATTTATTTTTTTGTAACGCGTTTTGTAACGGCTATAAGTCAACACCACACTACGTTTCACCAATAGCGCGACAAAATTACAAAAGTTTTTACCCCCCCCCCTAAAAAATACCGCTTTTTTTTCTGGCAGGGTATATAAGAGAATTGTAACTTTGTCGCGCTGTAACGCAAAAAAGCGCCAGTTTCCCAGCGCTTCTCAACCAATTTTGCATGAATTTTTAATGAAAATACTTACTATTATGAATGTGCGAATATAAGTGAAATGTCCGTCTTTGTCAATGGTCTTTCAAATTCTTTCAAAACTTGTTTACTAAACTTACCACGAATCGTGATTGAATCTTCAGTCGATTCGCAATCGAAGAATTGATTCTTTGGAATCCGTCCTTCATCCGTCACCAGTTCGGGCAATGGGTGAATTGCGCGAAGGTATTCTTCGTCAAGTTGTGACCACCACCGTTCGTGTTCCTTCAATGCATGAATCACACTGGAATGATCCCGGTTGAATAGTTCACCGATTTCACGCAAACACAACCGTGAACGACAATGAAGGATGTTCATGAGATAGTATCGTTTGTAAACGATTTCGCGTTTTCGACTTGGTTTGTCCAGTTTGAATTCCGCAATGATTTCTTTGATGTCTTCGTTCATTCTAAGTAGTTTTTTAATGCTTTCCAAAAGTCAAGCGGTTCATACAATTTTATTCCTTGTCCTGAAGAATAGTAATCGTCCATGTCAAGATTCCATTTGATCCAGCTCAAATCTTTTTCGATTTGACTTTTACAATAATTTGTTCCCATTCTTTCATTGACCTTTCGTTGAATTTGTTTTCCGGAATGTAATTTCAAATCGTTCAACAGTTCAACAATAATGTAACATCGTTTCAATTGTGGTATTTTCATATTTTTTGAATTACAAAGTGACCAAATATGTGTGTTCCCAGTTTATTAAATTCGTTCATTTTCCAGCGACAAAGCGCTTTCGTTGGGAATTCATAAGATTCGGCAAGCCGGGATTCATAAAAATAAAGTAGTTTATACATTTCTCAAAAGTTTAATTTCACAAATTTTCAAGTAAAGCTGGACGTCAAACGAACCACCTTTGTCGTTCGTGAAGCTTTGACGCGACCACCACCGAACCATTGTCGGCAAGGTCATTTGTTGTTTTGGTTTTTGTTTAGAATTTGTCTTCATTTGATTGTTGAATTTGTTGTTGTTCCCAAGCGTGCCATTTCCAGCGTTCTTCGTCCGACATGAATTCATGTGCGTCGAATTCGAATGGTTCTTCAAGAATTTGTCGTTTGACTTCGTGTTCAAGTTCTTTCCATTCTTCTTCGTTCAGGATGTAATCGATTTCGATTTCACCGATGTGTTGTGTCGTCCACACGTCTTCGAATTGAATGGTCACGTCAACGATGTCATGGTCAAGACATTTCACGTCAACGAATTTGAACGAACCTTCACCGAACTTGTCGAAATCGATTTCAAATGTGAATGAAGAATGGTTGTTGTCGAATGTTACTTTCATAAGAGATAAATTAAATAAAGTGATAAAATTGCAAAAATCGTCATTAACGCGGTGAACTTTACGAATTCACCGAATTGCTTCAGGAATTCTTGTGCTTCAGGATCAAGTTTTTTCATGGTTGTTCGATTTGTAGTTTTTCAATAAGTTCAGCAATCACACACCATTGTGCAATTGTTCGTTTTGTGTAGTCGTCTTGACGACCGAAGGTCTCGACCATTTCATTCATGAATTCACGCGCTTCACGTTCTTCACGAAGAATGATTTCAATCATTTGTTCTTTTGTCATAATTCAGTGATTTGATAAGTTGATAAATCGTTGATGTTGCTGGTCGCAATGTAAAGTTGCGCGTAAGCTTCAGCGCTTTGGATGTTTACGAATTCATCCACTTTCGTGAACAATTCGTTGCCGTCATTGTCTTGAAATTCAATTCTAAATGTTTTCATTTTGTGTTTTTTTAATTGTTTAACGTGGTGAAATTACAAAATGTTTCATAACTGAAAAACTTTTTTCACAAAACTTTTAATTTTTACACAAATTTAGAATGATTCTAAATAAGGAATATCACATAATGTTGGTGAAAATCACTTAATTAAGCACATAAGCTTAAAAAAGTCGAGAAAAAATAAGGTGATAAGCTTAAAACAAATGTGTCAATCGAGCGATTTGACCGTGTTCTTTGTGGTGAATGAATCCTTCAATCGCTTTCGGCGCGTGTTGGTAGCCATTTCGGTGATGCCATGAATCCGTTCCTGAAGGTGAACGCAAAGATTCAACCGTGACACCGATGAAATCTTTTGCAATTTTGTGATGAACGTGGTGTGTGTACACATAGCGGTGTTTCGTTTGCGACCATTCAACCGGGAATTCTTGTGCCATTAACAACGGCAAGTCTTGAAGCTTCGCGCCGTCGCCGTGTGTCGTTCCGATTAAACTTGTTCCGTAATGAAAAGCTTTGCGATGTGCAATCGAACAATCGAAAGTGATATTCGGGCAATTCCTGAACCATGACTGGATGACATCCGCAAGGAAAAAGCCATTCGTATAGTCGTGATTTGACGGATTGAATGTGAAATGTACGTCCGCAATCGTCACCAGCTTTTCAAGGATGTCAACGTAAAGCCGTTTCGCGTTTAGAAAATTTTCGTACCACATTCCGTCGGTGTCTTGTGGTGTTCCAGCGGTCGTTTGTCGTTTCGGTGTGTCGATGTGAAGGATGTCATTGCCACCGATGAAAAGAATCTTTTCAATCTGGAATCCACTTGACTTGTCAAGAATTCCTTGAACACCTTCGTGAACTCGTTTAACGGCGATTTGTTGGTTGTAATCTTCGCCCGTTTCAAAGGACGTCGCCAGCTTTCCGATGTGAATGTCAGCCGGATCAATGACCAACAAATGACCTTCGGTTGATTGTGTTCTTGTTATTTGTGGATAAACTGGTGAATGTTCTTCAATTGATTTGAGAATGTCCAGCTTCAGGTTTTCCAGTTTTTTCGATTCTTGATTTTCGAAGTCAGGATTCTTAAAAAACAAGCTGGTGTTCTTTGATTTCAACCAACCATGTTTGACTGTTTTCAGGTCAATATCTTGGTCGTCGCATTCATTCTTGATTGCGCGATATTGTTGAACCACCTCGTATTCATCTGTGGTCAACCTTGGTCGAAATCTTATCATAAGTATTTGAAGAATAATTGAACGCGCGCAATGAAAGAGCTATTCAATACAAATCGAAGAATGAACCCAACAACAAAAGCAATCAAGACAATCCACCAGTTGGTTCGATATTTCACAACCTGAACCGCCTTCGCTGTTTTCCATTGTGTCTTTCCTTGAATTCGAAGTGTCTTCACGCGTTCCTTATATTCGATTCGTGTCTGGAATCTGGTCTTCGGAACGTAAACATTTCGAAAATTAATGACCGTATCTTTCGTGGTAATAAACTTTTCCCAAACAATAGAATCAAATCGAACCACGGCGAATGAATCAAGCGTTGTGATTCGAATCGTGTCGGTGTCTTGAATCAATTTTGCGCCATGTTTAAGCGCTTTTTTGACGTGATATTGTGCTTTCCTTTCCGACGAACACGAAACGACGGCTAACGTGATTAAAATGGCGTAAATTATTTTCATAAGTTCTTCAGCATTTCGATTAAACGTGGACAAGGATACACATCGGATTTGTCACGACGCACCGAATTGTGTGTGTAAATTCCTTTTTCATTCTTCAGCGCAAACAAATCAATGTCCCAAATGGATTCGTTGTAGTCCATAGGGATGTCGTATGTTTCGCAAAGGTAAATCACAAGCTTTCGTGTCGATTCGATTTGTTCGTCGGTATATTTCAACCAAAACTTGTGACCTTTGAATGGTCGTTCCAGTTCAGTCACCATTGACGAAGGAACAACGCGGTTGACGTAGTTATAAAATTTTCCGTTGACTTGTTTCAACATTCCCCAGTTTGTCAATTCAATTCCGATGGATGTCTTGTTCAGGTCGCTAAATGGAATCTTGTTCGCCTTGAAGATTTCCGAACCGACACCAAGATGCCACGCCCAATGTTTCGAGCTGAAGCATTGAACGATTTCACCACGTTCACCAACCACAAAAGCGGTCGCAATCTTTGACGAATTCGAATTCCAAAACTTCGAAACGCTTCGCGCGTCACCACCACCAGCGGTGTGGTGAAGATATACTTGTGTTTTCGGATGTTCTTCAGGAATAAATTGTCCCGGTGACAATCGTTCCTGAATTAAATTCAAGTCACTTATTTGAATTCGTCCCATTCTTTGTGTTTTGCTGTTATAAAATCTTTGAACGATTTCAAGACGTCCTTCTTTGTTACCTCGAAATAAGATTCATTAATTGATTTTAATTCAACGAACACGCAAAAAAATGTGAACGCTTTGGTCAACACAAGGTCAACCGAAATAAACAAGCCAATCAAGTCCGCAAGGACATACATTTCAAGGAAAAATACCGACACAATAGCGCCAGCGTAAAGCAAAGTTTTCGACACGGTTCGTTTGAATCCAGTTGACCGCAATGGATATTTCAATTTTTTGCTTCGCCAAACACCGACCACAAGGTCGATCCAAATAAAAAAGATAGTTATTGCAACCATTCCCTTCACTGGTGCGAGAATTGATAAAAAAGAAACGCCAAGTAAAGTCAAGTTAGTTTTCATCGTTTATTTGATTGTCATGTAATTCACTAAAGATTTGATATAAATTAAAAAGAAAAATAGTCCAGCCGAACATAATCATGGAAAAGGAATCACTATACCACAAAGACAAAGCGGTCGTGAAGCTTGCAACATAGTAAGCAATCGCCAAGAATCGAATGTGGTCTTGATTAATCATTGCCGAATGAATAATTGTCCATAGGTATTTGACACCAATCTTCGTTGTCGTAAACGTTCATCGCGATGTTCATTGTCCAACCAGCCGTGACGTCGTGTGAACGGTTGATGAATGGTTGCGTCGCCATTGTTCCAGTCACGTCAAGGAAATCTTCGAAGCGCCATTGCTTCAAAATGACATGAATATCTTTGCAAATGGACAAACAATCGGAATGAATTTCGTTGATTTGTCTATATTCTTGTATGTTGTATTTGTCAGCAATCGAAATGATTGCGTTCACCTGAACACCGAAGTCGTTAATTTGTCCCGGTTGTAAGGTGACAACCATTAAAGGATAATCAATCGCGTCGCGTGACACCGCATCAAGAAAGTCGCCTTGAAAGAAGCTGTTGATTTGACGGTGTTCCGTTGCTATTATTTCGAATTCCTTCATCAACGCGTTTAGTGTTCTTTCCATTCTTCAGGTATTTGTTCAGTTTTTCAATGTCTTTTTTGCTTGGTGTAAAGCGTTTATTCATACAATCCAATTTAACGGCGAATAACCAGTATTGTCCTTTGTAACTTTTTCATGACACATGGACGGTGATCCACAACAATCAATATATTCAGGATAGTTGTCACCGTTGTCGTCCATAAGAAAACCGATTAAACGTTCTTTGTAAAATTGTGCGTCCTTCAATAGTTGGTCACGCAAAACGTAAGTATCTGGTGTGTTGTTCGCGGAAATGTTTTCGTCGTTCACACGTCCGACCGATTTGTTTGTTAGCTTTTCATTCAATAGTAACGCGCAACGGTAGTCAACGTAAGCGACCAAACAAGGCACGACGTAATCATTCATCAACGTCAGGTAAGTCGGTGTCCAAGTGTTGTTTTGAACGCGCAACAATAACGCTTTGTAAAGCGGTGTTCCAAGCGCTGGTTGAACGTGGATATCTTGACTTCGACGAATCGCCACGGCAAGAATTTTCGTGTCGGTGTTTTGGTGAATAAGACCTAATTTTTTTAGGTTTTCAACGGATAAAAGATAGTTCATATTTATTGTGCAATTACAAGTTGTTGAATCCATTCGTGACGACAATAAGGTGTCGTCGCTTTCGTTTCGTGATTCGTATACCAGCCACCACGGTAACGCCACACATCGCGGTCAACGCGAACTGAAATGTTGTCAATGTCTTGACGGGAATAACTTCGGTTTAATTCGATAAGCTTCACACAAAACGCGCGTGATTGTGTAATCGGATCAGGTACGTTCGGACGTGTTCGGTAGGTGTACCTAACTTCGAACCTTGAAATCGGAATGTCAAGGTTTTCAATGACTGACTTTC